GGTCATCTTATTGATTTATAAGGCTTTTATGCTATAGGTAGTGTTAGGTATATTCTTTTATTATAATATATTTATATAGTATAAACAGTATAAGTGGTATTTATATGGGTTATAACATATATATATAGAGACATGCCACACACTACACCCTTATACACTGTTGGTTAATTAGGAGAGGAAATGGAAGAATTCAAATATGATAGTGACAAGACAAGATCATGTAATTTTGCTAGATGGAAAAGAATGAATGATGAAGAAAGAATATTATTCAATGATCGTTTGTATACAAAAGTTGAAGCAATGGAATTGTTTGATAAACTATATCCAATGGAGCATGAGAATGTTTAAGAAAATATATAAGAAAATGTTTAGGAGAGAATATCTGGTTACAGTATTCCTGACTGGAAATAATACATTCCCAAGTGGTAAACATTACATGAGTATATTATTGAGAAAGATAACTAAGATTAACAACAACAGGATTGTAGGTCGTGATATGAATGACAAGTATTATGAATTCAAATGTCCTGATACATTCTATTATGAGATAAAGAGAAGATCATAAACATGGCGAAGAAAGATAAGAAAAGTTTAGTGAGTGTTCCAGATCAATTCGAAGAAGATAAAGAACTTGGTTTGACAAAGATGCAATCAGGATTTGTCTGGTATTACACTGAAGGAACTTGCTCACAAACAGAAGCAGCAAGGAGAGCTGGATATGAATTCCCAGCAGTATCAGCTAACAAGATGCTCAATGGTAAAGACTTCCCCAATGTAACTAAAGCAGTAAAGATAAAACGAGATGAGCTGGCTGAGAAATATGCAATCACTCCAGCAAAAACTGGAACGATGCTGTGGAAAATTGCGGAAGATGCATTCGAAGCTGGACAATTTAATGCATCAGTTTCAGCGATAAAAGAACTGAATCAACTGGGTGGATTGTCTGTAAATAGATCCCAGAATATCAACATCAATGCCAACATTGAGAACATGAATCAGGATGATATCAGAGATAGATTGAGTAAACTATTTGGTGCTGATATCGAAACTTACTCAACAAAAGATTTATAATAAAAAAACTTAGCAATCGACCTCGCCCTTGGCTGGGCTGGAAAATCTGGAAAAAATCGCCTTTTTTTAAAAAAAATCAATAAAATCAATAACTTATGCGTGTATTCATGTATATAACTCTGTGCAAGATTGTGTACAGTCCTGAGCAGAGCTAGGCAAAAGGTTTTTTATCTGGTTCATAGGAACCCTATGGGTTCGCCATTTTACCTGTATTAGATTAAAAGGAACCCTATACCCCCCCAAATGCCAGAAGTCGCATATCGTTATAGCTATAGCTAAGTTAGGTACAGAAAATCACCAAAAATTTTCATGCAAAAAATTTTTTATAAAATTTTACAAAGGAACCCTATTGGGACTATGATTACCCAGACATGATTAACAGCAGAACCAAAGGCGCAAGTTACGAAAGACAGGTGGTAGGAATCCTGAACGAATTTTTTGTGCAAAATAATTTTGATTACTCATGCAAACGCAACCTCGATCAATATCAAGAGAAAGGTATGTGTGATATTGCCATACCAAATCATGCGATTGAGTGTAAACACTACAAGAAAGGCAACTGGTATAAGAAAGATTGGTGGGATCAAGTGTGTGAATCAGCTAAAAACGACATCCCAGTGCTCATTTTCAAGTTTAATCATGTGCCAACTAGGGTTGTTGTGCCCATATATGCCATAAATCCTGAGTTTGAGCGTGATAATGAAAGTGTAGCAGTGCTTTCTATGGATCAATGGCTCGATATTCTGAAGAAAAACTGGAGTTTTTATGGAAGAAACCATTAATTTAGCACCTATTGGTGATGCAGAAGCAGTAGTTGATGGCTTATTTGGCTTAATCTATCTATATCCCTCAGATTATTTCGTGGTTTTCGGCTCTTTATCGCTATTTGCGATCTATGGCTTATCTATTTACGCTGGAATCAAGTGGATTCAAAAGAAATTTAAAATCGATTGAAGTTCATGATACACTTTTGGCATGAGTCCATATGAAAACATAAACATTTTTGGACCACAGATACCTGAATCGATAGGTAGTGGCGATCCAAATTACTTATTAGAGACATTAGGTAATGTTCCTTCCAGTGCTTATCAGCTTGGTTCTGATGTAGCGCAAGTTGTAACCAGTCCAGTACAAACTTTAGATGCAATAGCTAATCTTGGTCTTGGTTTGATTGCTTTAGCTATCCCAGATGCCTACCAAGAAGAATCATTAGACAAACCACAAGAAGCAGCTATGGCTGTAGGTCAGTATATATCTGATCGCTATGGCGGTTTCGATAAAGTAAAAGAAACATTAAAGACAGATCCAGTTGGTTTGTTAGCAGATGTGTCTGGAATATTATTGGGCGGTGGATATCTAGCAACTAAGTCTGGATTAAAGGCTGGACAGCTTGCAACCAAAGCTGGTATCGCAACTGATCCATTGGTTATTGCTGGTAAAGGTGCAAGCCAAGTTGGTAAAGGAATAACCAGAAGGGATGTTTTAAAAGGTGCTGGAGCTGGTCTTGCTAGTCTAACAGTACCCATGAGCATGATGACTGATGTAACCAAAGCCATACCACCAGTAGCGAAAAGCTCAGGTGTGTTGGCTGGTATAGGTAAGTTTAAAGGGATTATAGATAACATTTCACCTTATTTGTATGGCTCTAAGAAAAGAGAAGATCTTACAAATGCGATTGTAAAAAGGTCAATAACTAACCCTGACATAAATCAAAGGCATCAGATGAGGTACAAATTAGGAGAAACAAATCTTAATCGTCTTATACCAAAAAGACCTAAAATAAAACAGTCAGTAGATAGCTTTCATAAAAAATATAGTTTGAATAAAAACGATTTTTCAAAAATTAATATTGAAGCAATGAAAAAATTGTTTGATCCAAATTCAATAAAATATTATGCAGATGAAGTTAAAAAAAATCTTTCAAGACAGGATGGGACATTTGACGTTGCAAAAAATGATCCAACTAAACTTGCTTTTGAAACACAGCAAAGTGCCAATGAAATACAAAGAATATCTAGACAGTTGGACAACGCACCTGATAAAAAAGTTACAGAATTGAAAATGAACGATAGTATAAGTGGGAAGCCTACAGCAGATAGAATACAAACAGTCATAACTGGAACTGTTGAAGGTGTACCTGTTTACAGAATAGATTATGTTGACAAAGATCCTCGATATGTCGAGGATCTCTATCAGTCTAATATTTTCATACCCAATGAATCTGGCTTGGCAAAATTATCTAAAGTCAAACAGAAAAAAGCAAAAGGCGGTCTAGTAGAAAGCATAGACATCTTTCAAAAAAATTCGTAACATATAAAAAACATAAGGTCACAGGAGAAAACAAATGTTAATGCTAAAAAAATCTAAAATGGGAGCCATTAGAAAACTTTCCAAAGGTGGATCATTGATGAAGAAGTCCAAAGGTGGAGCAATGATGAAGAAATCTAAGGGCGGTGCTTTGATGAAGAAGTCCAAAGGTGGAAAGATCATGAAGAAATCTAAGGGTGGATCATTGATGAAGAAGTCCAATGGCGGTACGATCCAAAGTGCTATTTCTGATAAAGAAAAAAAATTAAAAAAAGGTTCTATCCGAAAGAAAGCGAGACCACCGAAAGGTGCTATTTCTGATAAAGAAAAAAAATTGAAAGGCAAAAAGCAAAAAAATTAGATAATAAAAAAAGGAAATAGATAGTGGCATATCTGATAAGCAACATCCCACATTTCAAATGTTGGGTAAGGAGACAGTTCACCCATAATCATGAAAAGTATCATGATGAGTACATTCATGCACTAGCAATCGCAGTTAATACTATTCCAGATCGATCTCTCAGCTTTCAGGTTGTGTTTACTGGTTGCGAATCTGATTGTGAAGATAACGATGAAGGCAATATACATGGTGGCGCGATGTGGGCGAGATTGCCTATTCAAGCTCTGGTTGCTGACATACCTAATGAAGATTTTCCAGTACCCATGGAAGATCATTTAGCACAACCTTGGGATTGCGAATC